AATATCCCTTGCCACGGATGAGGTGAATGGCAACCCTGAACACAAACGATCACTTACAAACTTCGTCCCTGACTCAATCAACTTAACTGACGTCGGGAATGATTTTCGCAAATGATTTCGAAATGACATGTCACGGCCAAACAAGCCCGACCAATATTTCATGATCAGTTTCACTTGCCTTGCCTTCACGTGACGTTCAAATCTCGATACATCCAAGGAAACGCACACCGGTTTCCTAAACATTTCAAATTTCTTCTGAATGATGACCCCTCTCTGATCAGGATTGCAGCCTTTCGCCCAAACACGAGTTCTACGACCATGAAGTTTTCTACCCTTGTAAGCAGAAGCGATTGCGTGCATGTACGAACCCAAAGTTAGACTTAACTTCGGTCCACTTGCATACACCATTCGCTCGGACTTTCGCAAATACTGAGAAACATCCCGTTTCTCAGCTTTCACGAATCCGCGCACTTCATAATCCTTGGAACTCATGCCATAAAGCTCTATCTCGCGAGCACCCTTCGCGTAAGACTTTCTCTTCCTCCCAGACTGTCTAGCAACCAACTCGTCAATCGGTACCCTAGTCAATGTAGACCTAACAGGTAACGACCTTCGCCACAACAAGAAACCACGATCAAATAAAGACTCGTCAGTTTCCTGAGCGGCGGGACGAAGAAGGCGATCAACAACAGCTTGAGATTCTGTTACTACGCACTTACTTGAAATGTACACGTTCGAAGATTGATAATCCGCATTTCTAATCCCTCTAACATCATACAAAGAACGACTGTGATCACATGAGACATTGGTTGGGCCGGATATCTTGAGATTAGGATCATAATTGGTTAGATCGATCCTCTTCCCGTTGCACCCGGACAATACCCGTATTGGTCTCATTTTGACGACATATCAAAACTGGCTGCGTTGAACCTAGCTCCAAGTTTCCCTTTCCAAAGATCGGAAATCTTAGATCTAGCTACCTCTACGTGACCGGCATCCAAATCATCCATAGTCTTCACTATGGTATCCAGACTACCGGCGAGATAATCAACTGCAGACAATTCTTCAACTGTCCCACAAAATGCTACACTAACGGAGCCTGCGAT